CACGATAAAGATGATGAGCTTTTGGAAATGTATATTGACGCCGCTATATCCTATGCTGAGAGCTATCAACATTTAAAAGAAGGATACTACAATGAAAATGTAATGTCTCCAGTCACTGAGCAAGCTGTTATTATGCTGTCCTCTCACTTTTATGAAAGCCGTGATGGTAGTACAGGTGGCTTCTTTGCTGATACCGCTATTGCAGGTCAGCAAGCAAGAGAAACGATTAATAATCTTCTACGCCTTGATAAGGATTGGAAGGTGTAGGTTATGGGACTTGGAAAAATCAATACTTTTATAGATATTATTCTTGTTGAAAGAATTAAAGATGATGAAGGATTTAGTAAGGTTAATGATAATATCCTAGCCACCATAAGAGCTTATAAAGAAGAAAGGCATGCTAGTGAAAAATGGGCAAACAGAGCCTTGTTTTCAGAAGCTAGTGCCCTTTTTAGGTTTCGTAAAATCCCAGATGTGGATATTACATCAAAGATGGTGATTGACTGTAGTGGTGACCGTTATGAAATTATAAGTGTAGAGGACATAAAAAACCGTGGAATGTATGTTGAAGTTCTAGCAAAAAAGGTGGTGGTATCAGATGGCTAAAGTGTCTATGAGAATGCCTGAAGATTTTCTATTGAAGATTTCAAAACTTGGTGATAAAACGGATGAAATTATCCCTAAGGTACTTGAGTCTGGTGGTGAAGTTGTCCTCGAACACGTAAAATCTAATCTTAAGTCCTCCATTGGAAAAGGAACAAAAGTAAAAAGTCGCTCTACTGGGGAACTTGTATCCTCCCTCGGTCTCTCCCCTGCTCTATTAGATAGAAATGGAAACCATAATATAAAGGTAGGTTTTAAAGAGCCAAGAAAAGATGGCGACAGTAATGCTAAAATTGCAAATATCCTTGAGTATGGAAAATCTAATCAACCACCAAAGCCATTTTTGAAGCCTGCTAGAAGAACTTCGAGAAAACCTTGTATTGATGCTATGAGGGAAAGATTTGATCGGGAGGTAAAAAACATATGAGTATTCTAAGTGAAATAAATACTCTCTCAAACATATGTGACATTCCCATAGAAACAGGAGTATTTTCAGATAACCCTCCCGATATCTATCTTGTTGCAACTCCTCTTGTAGATTTATTTGAGGTTTATGCAGATAATCTTCCAGAGTATGAAGTGCAAGAATTAAGACTTTCCTTATTTTCTAAAGGAAATTATATAAAGATTAAAAACACACTAACCCGTACCCTTTTAGGTGCGGGTTTTACAATAACTGATATGAGATATTTAGGGCATGAGGACGATACTGGATATCACCACTATGCTCTAGATGTAGCAAAATCATATAAATTTAAGTTGGATAAGGAGGATTAACATATGGCAACAATCGGTCTTGATAGACTTTATTATGCAAAAATAACAGAGGATGCAAATGGTGATGAAACCTATGATACGCCTATTCCATTAGCAAAAGCGATTAGTGCGGAGCTTTCAGTTGAACTTGCAGAAGCAACCCTTTATGCAGATGACGGTGCTTCAGAAATCATTAAGGAATTTCAAAATGGTACACTCTCTCTTGGAATCGATGATATTGGTGTAGAAGCTGCCAGTGATTTAACAGGGGCAACAATTGATGATAACAAAGTATTAATCTCAACAAGTGAAGATGGAGGCGATCCTGTAGCAATAGGTTTTAGAGCTAAAAAAGCAAACGGAAAATATCGTTACTTTTGGCTATACCGTGTGAAGTTTGGCATCCCAGCTACGAACCTTGCTACTAAAGGAGATAGTATTACTTTTTCAACACCTACCATTGAAGGGACTGTCATTCGTAGAAATAAACTTGACGGTCAAGGAAAGCATCCATGGAAGGCTGAAGTTAGTGAGGGTGATGAGGGTGTGTCCTCTGAAATAATAACTGGGTGGTATAACGAAGTTTATGAACCTCTCTTCACTGCTAATGGAACAGAGGAATAAGGAGGAATATTATGGACAAGGAACGTAGTAGCCTGATAACTATAGGTGGTAAAGAATATCGCCTTATTTTAACTACAAAAGCGACAAAGGAAATAGCAAAACGTTATGGTGGTCTTGAAAATCTTGGTGAAAAGTTAATGAAGGCAGAAAACTTTGAGATGGCACTAGAAGAAATTGTCTGGCTTATTGCACTTTTGGCTAATCAAAGCATTTTAATTAATAACAGACTTAATGGAGAAAAGGAAGAATTATTAACTGAAGATGATGTTGAACTTCTAACCTCCCCTCATGAACTGGCAACATATAAAGATGCAATTATGGAGGCTATGTTTAAAGGAACTAAAAGACATATAGAATCAGAGGATGAAAGCTCAAAAAACGAGCAAGTCGAGTAAGCGACGAAGAATTGTTTGCTCGACTTATTTATTATGGAGTAACTCAGCTTCATAGACCAGAACCAGATGTTTGGCTAATGCCAATAGGAGAACTTTTAGATCAATGGGAAATTCATAAACAATTTACTGGCTTTGCAATTCCCAAGAGGGAGGTCTTTATTGATGATATTATTCCTATGGGGATTTAAAAAGTATTGATACTGTGCTATACTTTTTTATATGAGACTAACGGGCCAATAGGAATTTATGAGGATGAGAATATGAAAAAAGATATTTTGAAAGAACTTCACTTGGAAACTAGAGATGATGCAGTTCGATTTCTAAAAAGTCTCTGGGCAGAAGAACCACAGCCATGTCCACTCTGTGGAGGTATGTTAGATTACATGCATAAAAAAGCCAAGAAAAGCAACAGCAATTGGAAATGCACAAGCTGTGGGAAAGTGTACAAAGCAATTAATATTCTGGATGAACTCCCTGACAGATAAATAATAATTTATACAACACACTAAAAAATAAACACTAACTTAGGAGCAATCAAAAGGTTGCTCTTTTTTCATGCCCATTTTTAAGGAGGTGATCGCTTGTCTGATTTTGGTTTAAAAATAGGCATTGAAGGCGAAAGGCAATTCAAAAATGCTCTTAGGGAAATAAATCAAAGTTTCAGAGTACTTGGCTCAGAAATGAAACTTGTATCCTCTGAGTTTGATAAAAACGACAAATCCATTCAAGCAATTACAGCTAGAAACAACCAACTTAATAAAGAAATTGATGCACAAAAGGACAAGGTATCAACCTTAGAAAAAGCCCTAGCCAACGCCGCCGCCTCCTTTGGTGAAAATGATAGAAGAACCCTCTCTTGGCAGACACAGCTTAACAATGCCAATGCTGAACTAAACAATATGGAGCGTGAATTAAAAGAATCTCAAGAAGAAGTAAAAAGGCTCAATAGAGAAAAGCTTGATAAACTTGTAGGTGGCTTAAAACAGGCTGGAGAGATTGCTGGTAAAACCCTAGTTGCAGGACTAAAAGCGGCTGCAGCAGCTATGGCTGCAATAGGTGCAGGTGCTGTAGCTACAGGCAAATGGATAAAGGACTCTTTGAATGTTTACGCTGACTATGAAGATTCCATGAAACAAGTGCAAGCAACTATGGGACTTACTGGCGTGGAAGGCGAAGAGGCATTTAAAAAACTTTCAGAGGCAGCTAAAGAGGCTGGTGCTAGTACAAGATTTTCTGCTTCCGAATCGGCTGATGCCTTAAACTACCTAGCCCTCGCTGGTTATGATGCTGAACAGGCCATTGATGCACTTCCAGGAGTTTTAACCCTAGCAGTTGCAGGTGGCATGGATTTAGCCAAAGCATCAGATCTTGTTACTGACTCTATGGCAGCCTTAGGACTTGAGATTTCAGATATGGATTCCTATATGGACATGATGGCTAGGACTTCTCAAAAGTCTAATACCGATGTTCAGCAACTTGGGGAAGGTATCTTAGTGGCTGGGGCCACCATGAAAAATGCAGGACAAGAACTTGATACATTAAATGTCATGCTTGGTGTTCTTGCAAACCGTGGTATCAAGGGCTCAGAAGGTGGAACAAAACTTAGAAATGTTATTATGTCACTTACTTCTCCGACTTCTGCTGCAGCAAAAGAGCTAGATTCTTTAGGGATTAGTGTGACAGACTCATCGGGTAATATTCGTGAAATGAATGAAATCTTTGAAGACCTAAATGAAAAACTTGGTGGTCTATCCGAATCAGATAAAATGA